TACATGTGATACAATTCTATCATACAACCCAAACAAATCCGAGTATATCGGGTCTGTTGAAGGTTGTGATTGCATTGTTCCCCATAGAGATGGTGAAACTTATGTCAAGAATGAAGCAATTCTTGGTGAAGACTATTATCATGTAATAGATCGTGGTTATCTCGTGGGGACCAAGAAGCAAATTTGGGGCAGTCGTTATGGTTTCTTTGAATTTGCTCGCATGCCTGTTTAGCTCAGCTGGTAGAGCAACGCTTTTGTAAAGCGTAGGTCGTCAGTTCAAGTCTGTCAACAGGCTCTCCGTCGATGTGGCGGAATTGGTAGACGCGCTGGGTTTAGGTTCCAGTGGATTTATCCGTGGAGGTTCAAGTCCTCTCATCGACATTCAGGATATAATGGATTTTATTTTAGAAGCGAAAATTAAAGATGTTTCAGTTTGCGACAGGCTAATTGACTTCTTTCAAAATTCGGATTTTTCAATAAATCGCAGAAATCCTGGAGAGACTACAACTGGTGTCACTGATGCCAAGAAGTCTACAGATCTTACCATATATCCATTTGAGAAGCATCTTGCTCCTCCTGTCGAAGAATATCTAGAGCATTTATTCGACGTTGGGAAGAAATATATTGACAAATATCCTACTTGTAACGTATACTCTCCATGGGGAGTTGCTGAATCTGTTAACATTCAGTGGTACAAACCTGGTGAAGGTTTTTACAAGTGGCATACTGAAAGATGCAATGCAATGCACCCTCATAACAACAGACACCTAGTCTGGATGACATATCTTAATGATATTGAAGAGGGTGGTGGTACAGATTTTATGCACCAGAACTATACTGTCAAACCTAAAAAAGGTAAGACAGTTATCTGGCCATCAGACTGGACTTATACTCATAAGGGACAAGTTGCCCCAAATGAAGATAAGTACATCATTACTGGTTGGTTCAGTTATCTAGATGAAACTGAACGAGTCGGTTCTGGGGGGAATTAGCTCAGCCTGGTAGAGCGCCTGCTTTGCAAGCAGGATGTCAGGAGTTCGAGTCTCCTATTCTCCACTTTGGGGGAGTACAAAAGATCTGTATTTTAGAAACAGCGCCCCCTCCCATTCCTCTATAGCTCAATCAGGCAGAGCGGTTGACTGTTAATCAATAGGTTCCTGGTTCGATTCCAGGTGGAGGAGTTGGCGATACTGCCAAACCAAACCCCTTCCGTGTGCTTGAAACCTCCCTCACAAGGGGAGGTTTTATTGTATAAATAATCCAGAAGAAATTATAGTCCAGCAGGATTGGGTTAATTATGCCTCTTACAAGACTTGATAACCTTTACTCAAGTAAAACAGGTAAGTATCTATACGTATCACCAGATGACTTTAACGCGACAGACGAGTTAGACAACCGAGGCAATTCACCTCTCCGTCCGTTTAAAACTATTCAACGTGCTTTTATTGAAGTAGCACGTTATTCTTACTTGCCTGGTAAGGATAATGACAGGTTTGACCAGTTCAGCATTATGCTGATGCCTGGTAACCACTTTATTGATAACCGCCCTGGTCTTGTAGACACTGCTAACCCAGAATCTAGATATTTTGACTCTGGCAACCTGATTGAAGCAAATAAGCAGTTGATCGTTGATCGTGCTGCTGCAGAAATTTTCGTACAACACCCTGATTTCTTCCATCCTGGTGACAACCAAACTGATGATGGGTCTCGATATGCTGACGCATATCGTCTAGTACAGTTGAATCGTAAGGAAATTGTAGATAAATCTGCTGCACATATTGCAGTAGAGTTTCCTGACTTCTTCTATCCTGGTGGCAACGGTACATCCGAAGCAGAGTACAGATTTAAAGATGGATATCGTCTAATCCAGCAGAACAAGCAAGAGATTGTTGATAGAGCAGCAGCAGAGATCGCTGTAGCACACCCTGATTTCTTCTTCCCTGGTGACCCTGCAGACGATCCTGTATACAGATTTAAGGATGCATATCGTCTGATTCAGCAGAACAGACAGGAGATCATTGACACTGCATGGACAACCATGCAAGCAGGTGCTAACACTGCAAATCCTTCTGATGAAGCAAAGTGTAAGCGTGACATCGGTCTTCTGGTTGATTATGTTGGTGTTGACCTTGTAAAAGGTGGTAACGAGTACACCCGTAAGTTCACCCTCAAGTATTTTGAGGGTGGTATCTTCTCTTACATCGTAAGCGAAGCAGCTGCTACCGTCGATGCATATAATGCTGCTAGGGATCTGATGATCCAAGCAATGAAGAATCAGTTGACGATCACTGATTCTACTATCACAATTGACCCCAACGCATGTGCTAACGTAGAGTCTGCAATCACGACTCTTACACAGATCGTTACTGATGCATTTAATGCTGCTGACGCATCGGGAATTCCCGTAGAAACAACTGGTTCTGATCTTACAAATGAAGCAAAATGCAAACGTGACCTGGGTTTATTTGTTGACTATCTTGGGCTCGATCTCATTAGTGGTGGTAACGAGTACGTTCGCCGTCATGCTGGCACATATTTTGTTAACGGATCCCCAATTTCTAACGGACTCGTAGGAGAAGAGGCACAAAGTATCACTGCTTTCAATAAAGCGCGTGATCTGATGATTTCTGCTGTCCAGAATATTCTTCTGGTTCAGGATTCTACGATTACAGTTGACGGTGGTGGTTGTGCTAACGTACAGTCTGCTATCACAACTCTAACTGCAATTTTGACGACTGTCATCAATGATGGCAATCTATCTCAACTACCTGCAGAAACTCTAGGATCCTTTGCTAGTGCAAATGAAATCGAGTGTAAGCGTGACCTTGGTGAGTACATCGATGCTCTCTCCCTTGACGTTGCACTTGCTGGTGGTAACAGATATACCCGTAAGTATCTGAAGACATACTTCAATGAGGCAGGTACACAGTTTATTACTGGATCTCTAGAAAGTGAGCAGTCGGAGTCTATTGCTGCCTTCAATAAGGCAAGAGACCTGATGATCTCGGCATTCAGAAATGAACTATTCGCCAAAGATTCTACAATTACTGCTGATCCTAACGGTACTCCTCTATGTGCTGATGTTGCTAGCATGCTGGGCAACCTTGCAGCTATTGTCGAGACTGTTCTAACTGACGGCAATCTCTCTCAACTTCCTGCTGAAACTGTTACTGATCACGAAACTGCTGGTGAGCAGAAGTGTAAGCGTGACATCGGATTCATTGTTGATGGTGTACTTGCTGACATCAGAAATGGTGGTAACAGCAACATCATCTCTGTTGCAAAGACTTACTTTGATAGAGATGGAAATCCAATTGCTGATGGTATTGTAGGCGAAGAGGCAGAGAGCATCACCGCTTACAACAAAGCGCGTGACATGATGAAACTGGCAGTCACGAACTCCTTATATGATAAGGATCTGACTATCTCCCCTGGTCCTGCTATTGCAGGCGCTAACACCCCTGACATCGAGTATGACGAGTCTGGTAACCCTGGTGCATGTATTGACGTTCAGACGAGCATCCAGACCCTTGTAGCGATCCTGACGGACGTTATCAATGCTGGTAGTCTTTCTGTTCTTGCATCGGTTCAGGTTACTGGTGTTGTTCCTGTATTTGATTACAACAGAGCACTTCAGGAGTGGCAGGATGACAGCATCCTTGACCTAGGCAACCCCGACAACGTACTTTACAAGTTCAACTCTACCGAGGGCGGTTGTATCGTTCCCAGAGGTTGTTCTCTGATCGGTTATGACCTCCGTCGCACCATTGTCAGACCTCTGTATGTTCCCGATCCTGTAGATGGCGATCAAGAGAGAACTGGTATCTTCAAACTGACTGGTGGTTGTTACCTGTGGCAGTTCACTATCAAGGATGGTGACCTCTCCGAGAACTCCCCACTATATGATCAAGCAGACAAGGTAGGTAAGGTTTACTACAAGAAGAACTCTACGGATCTGAAGATTCCCGAGTATTCTCACCATAAGATCTGCATCATGACCTATGCAGGTAATGAAGAACTAGATCGTTTCTATGAGAAAGTTGGTAGAGCATTTGCACAGTTCCAACCTACCATTGATGATGGTGAACTAGAAGCACTGGTACAAGAGACCAGAATTGTTGGTCCTCTATCTGATACCAGAACGGTTGAAAGTATTGAAGTTGTTGACATTCCTGGCACTTCTACTGCTAGATTTACTGTCACTACCAAGATTGAACACGGTTACTTCAAAGGTCAGTACATCGCTGTTATCAACAGTGGACTATCTGATGAAGTCAACGGAACATTCAAGGTTGATACCATTGATGATAACAATCCAAAGGTATTCACCTACATCATTCCTATCACCGCTGCTGGTCTAGGACTGGTTTCTGGTATCACTTACACCACTGCTAATGGTCTTGGCACCAATGCAGTCATTCAGGCAGAGATTGACTCCGTTGAGTCTGCATCTCCTTATGTCTTTAACTGCTCCATTCGTTCCACCTGGGGTCAGTGTGGTATGTGGGCAGATGGATCCAAGGCAACTGGATTCAAATCGATGGTTGTTGCACAGTACACGGGTGTTTCGCTACAGAAAGACGACCGTGCATTCATCCGCTACGACAGATTTACTAACACTTGGAACCAAGCATCACTAACTGATGCATTTGCAACTGTTCCTTACCACGCCAAGGGTGATGCATATTGGAAGGATGAGTGGAGAAACTTCCACATTCGTGCTTCTGATGACTCCTTCATCCAGTGCGTCTCGGTCTTCGCTGTTGGTTTCCACGATCACTTCCTGATGGAAAGTGGTGGTGACATGTCTATCACCAACTCGAACTCTAACTTCGGTAACACCTCACTTCACTCTGTTGGATTCAAAGGATTTGCATTCAACCAGGACAAGGGTGGTTACATTGATGCTATCATTCCTCCCAAGGTTGTTAACACTGCTGCAGAAGGAACTTCTACTCTACAGTATTACACCCTTGATATTGAAGCATCTAATGATCAAGCAAACCACAACAAACTATATCTCGCAGGTGATACCAATCAAGATCCATCTTCTAGACCTGCTGCATCCATCGGTGGTTACAGACTAGGTGCCAAGCAAGATGACAGACTCTATGTTAAACTACCTGGCAGTGGCGCAGGTGGTAAGAACACTTATCATGCAACTCTAGAACCATCTGGTGTCAAGACTTATAAGTCATCGCTGTCTAGTCTTACACCTCCTAGTCTCAACATCAACTTTGACCTAGATGGTGATGGTAACGATGACTTTAACATGGCATATGATGCTGCTAATCTCATCGAGAAGAACAGATCATATCTAGCAGAAGAAACTTATGGATACATCACTACGCTGTATCCTGCTCTGCTGACCAATTCTTCCCTGACTATCACCAAGTGTGAAAGAGACATGGGATTCATTATTGATGCTGTTGTTAAAGACCTTCGTGTCGGCGGTAACATCAATACAATCTATGCTGCAGAATCTTACATCTCTGGCGGTAACGTATCGTATGTCGATGGAGAATTAACTGAAACACTACTGGCATATGATCACTTGAGAAGATTGTCGTTCGGTGCTATCCGTAACTTCAATCTACTGATCAAGAATTGTACCACTGTTAATGGATCTGCAACCGTAACTGTTGGTGATACTTCTGGTCTTGTACCTGGCATGAATGTCAGTCACTACAGTCAAACCGACTTTACCAATGGTAAGTTGGATGAGGGTTCCACTCGCCTTGGAACTCTACTAGATTCCAACTCTCCTGTAATTATTGATCAGATTGTTAATGCTACAACGATCACTATTAAGGACGTTAATACCGACCAACCATTTAATGCTGGTGGTGATAGCACTACTGCATGGTTCTACTTTGAAAACGTCAACCGTTATTCTTCATCGCAGCGTGTAGTTGATGAAGACATCACCCAGGATACAGATTATCCAGAGTGTAATAACATCACCACTGCTATTCAGAACCTGTATGATGTTGTCAATCTAATTCTCAATGGCAACGGAAATCAGGTAACTAGAGTTGAACCAATCATTGATTCTGCTCAACTTATTGGTAGAGCGACAGTATTCACTATTGATACTGGTAATGGTCAAACTGACCCTCATGGACTACAAACTGGCACTCCTGTCAGACTAGTCCCAAGAGCACTTAATGATCAGGTTGATAAGCGTCTTGTCAGACTACCAAGAGGATTTGAAACTAACAGAACATACTATGTGATCGCTCCTGGCAGATTGACAGCTCCTGGTGTATTCAATGGCACCAGTGAGTTTGACAACACTGCAGGCACTAAATTGATGCTGGCAGCAACCAAAGAGAATGCTTCGGCAGGTATTTACATCTATTCTTCTGAAACAGAAGCAGTAGATCCTCAAGTTGAGATTCTGGTTCAGCAGTATGTTCTCGATGATCAGTATGATCTACATCGTTATGTCTGTAATGTTTCTGGAATTTACATCGAAACTGATGTTCCTCACATCTTCGATGTACCCATTCCTAACGTTCCTGCACAACAGATTTTCTTCGCAACATCTGGTGACGCAAGTTCCCAGCTACCAACTATTGCTGGTGCATCGACAGTTCCAACGAACGTATACTACTACCCAAGATTTGAGACGCCTAATAAGTTCAGTGTTCACACTAGTCAGGCAGATGCTCAAGCAGGCACAAATGCAGTAATCTTTACTTCTGGTAGTGGTAGTGACTTTGTTGTCTACGGTAACAAGAAGACATCGCCATTGAGATATGATCCAGTTTCGTTCAACAGATGGTACATTAACGTTAAGGATGAGTCTTCAGGTGGTTTAGATCCTGATGCAATCCTTACCAGATTCCATGCTGCTGACTTCCTAGATGGCACTGGTAATCTCTTCACTCCCGATACATTCTTCGAGAGAATTGAGGATGAGCGTACACCTCTGGACAGAATCTATCGTCTACGTTATGTCATTCCCAAGTATCTATCGACAGTTCGCGAACCTCTCAATGGTTATGTCATTAAGACAAGAACTGATGACAGAAGAAGACTGAAACCCCAGAGATTCATTCTGGAACCATTCAGTAATGGCGCACCTACTATTGCACAGTTTGAGAACCCTGCAAGACCTGCCGAGAAACTAGGTCAATCTCTGGCGACTCTTAACGCTGCTGGTGTTGACATCAGTGGAAACTTCTACGATCCATACGAGAATCCTCTACAGATCGAGTTTGAATCCAAGATTGCAGTTACAATTCAGTCGGCAAGAGTTGGATCTAATTTCGCTGATGAAGACAGACTAGAACTGACTGTTTTCGATCATACGATCATCAACCAGCAACTGAAGAATGAGATCTTCACTATTGTTGAGATTGGATCTCCACAGGGTGCAGGTATTCAAACCAGCATCTACAATAGCGATGACGCCAACTACGTTAGTTGGACTGGTAATTGCTCTGGATCTGGATTTGTTCATGGATACTATCAAGCAGACTTGACTGCATTTATTATCCTGAAGAACATCACTGGTAAGTTAGATTTCGACGCTAGCAATCCTACCACCTTTGTACAAAACAATGGCACGTTCTTTGATCTCAACGGTCAGAAAGATGCGTGGCCAACACAAATCAGTCGCTCCGAGAGAAAGAACTATCTCTACAGAATTGAAGGTGCTAATGTCTACACTGTAGTACCTGGTGATAAAGTTACCACTCCTGGTGGTGATACCTACACAATTTCTGCGGTCGAGGATGTACCTGATATTGATGATACCTTCTACATCTTTGATGTGGAGACTATTCAAGAGCAGATTCCTCTCCAGCAGGAAGGTGTTTACTACTTGACAGCAGTTCGTGGTAACATCTCTCCATATCCTCTGGGTGCTGGTGTTGGAACTAACTTCCATTACTACAAGTTCTCTCAACCTATCTCTAATCTGTATCCTCTGGATTACAAGAACGACCCACTGTGGTTCCAGATCGATGATAGTGGAAACAGAGATCTTACGAAACTTGATCCTCCAGCATCTGTTGCTGCTGCTGACAACTATGTCCACGGTCTTGTTACTCTTAACGATTACAAGTACAGTGAGACGAAGGAAGCAGTTACAGACATGCTTGCAACCAGACCATTTGCAAACTTCCAGTTTACAAATTCAACTGCTGATGTCAATGCTAAAGTAATTGATAACAGAATTCGAGCACAAGAAGGTAACGCATCTGTAGGTTCCGAGAACAGACAGATTCCTATCTCTGGTGACTCTGTATATCCTCTACAGAGTAGATACTATACAGAACTGCGTCGTCCTTCGATTGCAAGATCTGGTAACCACACGTTTGAGTACCTTGGTTTCGGTCCTGGTAACTACTCAACTGGTTTCCCACTCCGTCAGGAAGTCGTTCTATCTGATAAGCAAGACTTCTATGCACAAGCGAAGCGTGAAGACGGCGGTATCGTCTTCTACACGGGTCTAAACTCCAACGGTGACCTCTATATCGGTAACCGTAAGATCAACGCTATTACAGGCGAAGAGACGTTCCTTGAGCAGGCAGCACTAGAAGACAGTGGAGACGATAGCGATAGCATCGGAGCACTGGTTACTACCTTCGATAACGCAGTTACCTTCAATGATAAGGTAACGATTGAAGGTGAGACCTTCCTGAACAATCCCGTTCAGATCAACGTTGACCCTCTGGATGGTGATTCACTTCGTATCCTGTCTCTAACGCAGTCTGGAGACGATCCTACGCAGGATAGAACAGCTTTCAGAAACAGATTGGATGGTGACATTGTTCTCACCAAGAACAGCATCAACGCTGCGGTCTACAGATTTAACCCACGCGGTACTGTAGAGACTCCTGGTCAATCTTATACTTGGAGAACTCATGTTGCAGGTGGATTCCCCTCCAACATCACTCCAAATAACACAGGATTACTTGCTGCTGGTGGCACTGCATGGTACACAGCACAGAATGTTACCTATGGTTCTTCTATCACACCTACTGCTGGTGATATCCTGTACAAGGGTCTGGAAGTAAACAGAAGTGGTTCTCTGGGTTGGATTTACACCAACTTCTTCACCGAGATTCCTGATGCTTCTATCTTCTCGCTAACTTCTGACAACACAACAACCATTGAAATTCAGTGGGGTGCGGGTGTTAGCAACCAGCAGTTGAATGTCAAAGTAGGAGAAACCCTACGCATCTCTAACTTCTCTAACACATTCTTCAATGGATCTTGGAAGGTTCTAGCTTCTGCATTCGATCCACTTGCATCCACTTGTAAGATTCAACTGTTCAACCAGATTGCACAGAACGTCTACGATTGGTCGGCAGAAGGTCCTGGTGCGAAGATCGAGATCTCTCTATCCAGATGGAAGGAACTTGGTGTAATCGGTGCTGAAGCATTGAGAACTGACACTGATACATTCGGTGACTTCAGACTTGGCATCAACACGATTGGACGTTCTGCTAAAGAAGCAACCAATGTTGCTAATGTCAGTGTAGACACCGATCCTCGTGCTAACCTAGACGTTGTTGGTACTGCATTCATCAGTGGTAAGACTCTGGTCACATATGACAATACTGGTCTGGTAGATGTAAACAACTACTTTGCTGAAGCATCTAATGCAAAGACCTACTTTACAGTAGACAATGCATTCTTGGTTGGTGGTGAAAGCGACGATCCTGATGCTATTGCAACTGTTCGTATTTCGACTTCTGATCCTGCTTCTGTCACTTCTACTTATCAGACTGGTGGTAGATTTGGTATTAACACTTCCATCGGTGGTCTTGCCGAGAGAGAACTTGATAGAAACTTCGTAGTCTATGGTGATGCTAGAATCACTGGCAATACTTTAATCGAAGATGACTTGAGCATCGACGGTGGAGATCTGAACTCTACTGCAGAAACATTCCAGTTCCTCAATACTAATGTTGACTTCTTCATTGGTCTAGGTGCTGCTGAATCTCTGTCGCTCGGTAACACCACTCAATCTGATCAGTCGATCAGTGTTGGTATGAACGTAGCAGACACTGCTTCTCATACATTGAGAATTGGTGGTAACGCTGGATCTACTACACTAGAGATTCACAAGCGTTCCAAGAGTGCTTTTGTTGACATTGCATCTGTCGAAGACGCAATTACATCTAACTGTTCTATCAACATTGGTGGTGGTGCTCCTAACCTGGCAACATCTACTTACATTGGTACATATCAAACCAAGGTTGCTGGAACACTAGAAATCGCTGCTTTCGCTGGTTCATCTACTGCTCGTATCTTCACTCTAGCAGCAGAAGCTAACCTCTTTGATGGCGCAGCAACAACTTCTGTTAACATTGGTGCTAACGCAGCATCAGTTGATATCGCTGGTCTGGGTGGTTTCACTACTGTTAGAAACTCCCTGAAGGTACAAGGTAGCACCACTTCTGATGGTACTATCACACTTTCTGGTGGTTTGAATGCAGGTATTATTAAGATCAACAGAGCAAGATTCTCTACCTCTACTGGAGATCATCAGGTTGGATCTCTGGAAGATCCTAACATCACCTTCCTCAAGTATTATGAGACTGGTAAGAAGATCGATACTGGTGGTGTTGCACCATGGGGTAGCGATACATTCCTACTAGCAGGTGGTCAGATTGCTGCTGTTGATAGCATCAGTCCAACAAACAGCTCTGACTGGGTTGCAAACGTACTGTATGATAACCTCCAAGCAACCACTACTGGCAACGGTACTGGAGCACTGTTTAACGTTGAGATCGATGGTTCTGGTGATGTAACTATCAGTCTAGTCGCTCCTGGTTCTGGATATTCTGATAACGATCCTCTAACTATCACCTCCGATCAACTTGGTGGTGCTGCTGGTGGTCAGGATCTAACCTTCAGAGTTAACCAAGTCAATGCTTCTGGTGAACTCTACTACTTACCAATCACAGCACCTGCACCTGATGACTTTAAGATCGGTGATCTTCTTCTCATCGATAGAGGACATCCACAAGCAGTTGATTCTGTTGATTCAAATGGTGCTACTGTTGCAGCAGATCAGCAATACTCGGAGATTGTCCAAGTTACTGCTCTGATCAACGTCACCGACCCAACTGATACTCTTGGTTATAGACTAGGTGTTAAGAGAGGTGTTGATGGTACTGCTACTAGAGCAGATCACCCCGATGAGAGCATCATCGCTAAACTTGATAAGTCTGCTAACGCATCTTACATCACTGGATTTGATCTAGACAACAATGGTGAACTAGACACAGGTAACACGAGTGCTGGTGTTTCTACTGCTGACATCAGAATTGGTGTTGCAGAATTCGGTGGAACTCTAACCACCAACGATTATCTGATTCTAGATAACATTGAAATCGTTAAAGTCGCTGAACTTATCTCCACAGATATTCAGTCACTGCGTGTTACTGATGGTGGCACTCCTGCAACCGAGGTATTCAGAGTAGATTCTACTACAGGTAATACCAAACTCAATGGAAGATTGAGTGTCGGACAGGGATTTGATAAGTTTGTTGTTGAGGGTACAAATGGTAATACAACTATTGCTGGCACTCTTACTGTTAACAATACTCTGAAGGTCAGAGGTGCTACTGTCGAGGGCGTTGAGTTCTTCAGACTAACCAACGGCGGTTCTACCAGTATCACAGAAAGAACTACTCTGGAAGTTGATACTGCAACTGGTGATCTAACAATCAACGGTGGTGACATTAAGGTCTTCGGTGAAGATGGAACTACCGAGAAACTGACGTTTGAAAATTCTACTGGTGACCTCACAGTTACTGGTACATTATCTGCAGTTGGCGATGGAACCGCAACATTCGGCGGCGACATTACTGTTACGGGAGACATTACCATCAATGGTGGTGATCTAACGGTCAACTCTAGTGGTGATGAGATCTTCGCAGTTGATGAACGAGGCGGCATGACAATCGCTAGTATTGAGAACTACATCACCAGAACTGGTGGTCGTAAGTGGGAGTATACTGCAGAACAAACTGTTCAAACAGAACCAAATGTTAACTATTTTGTCAACGCAAGTCAAAATACTGTTGTCAAACTACCACCACTAGGTGATTGTCTAATTGGCGATATGATTCGCATTATAGATATAGGTGGACTCCTTACATATAACATGAGTATGATCGTTAGAGCACCTTCTGACGTTAATGTTCAGGGTGGTACTGACAATACTGGAACTGCGCTAATGAGTGGTGTTTCTAATTCTGGAAATTTGGTTGGTGATGGATATGATGGTGGTGAACTGATTGTTCAGACTCCATATGCAGCATTTACGCTGATCTTTGCTGGATCTTCTACACCAACTGGTCAAACAGCAGTTCCTGGTGGTAAGGTCGGTTGGTATATCGCAGAGGTTTGATACATGTTTTATCAGGAAAGACATGAAGCAAAAGGTGCCGTTATCGGCACCATTATGGCGTGGACAGGGGGATTAAGTTCTATCCCCCATGGTTGGGTCATTTGTGATGGGGGAACATTACCTGCGGATGATTTCCCTCTGTTGGCTGCTACTATTGGTGACTCATATAACATGGGATCTAGTAGTAATTTCAACGGAACATTCCCATCATATACTGGACTGATTACTCTACCAGATCTAAATGGTAGAATGCTGATGGATATTGAGAATGACTATTTTCCTCTTACTGGAAGAGCGGCGGATAGTGATACTGACGCTAGATCTATTATGAGCTCTATCGTTGGTAGTAAGAAACAGAATACTCAAGGAATGGCACTTACTGGTAGTTATACTGACATCACGACAGACATTATTTTCCAAATTAGTCCAAGCGACAGAACTGGTTATCAAGGAAAAATTACTGGTAATACTATTCTTGCTGGTGAAGGAACAAAGACAGTATATGTTGCTCCTAGAAAACTAGGTAGAAAGCATATTACTAGACATAATCATCCTGGAAACGTCTCGACTATTAGGAATGACGACCCGAGATATCCTGGTGATGGTGTTGTTCCTTACTTTCCAATATCATATACATTATATGTGTCAGCGGTTGACATCGACAGTGGTGGTGATGTTGGTGATGTTGGTGATGGTGACCTTATATTCTTTGGTTGGACTGATAATAATATCCAAGGCAGACATACTGGTGATCCTACAGAAAGAAGTGAAGTTGGAACTCCTGTAAACATTCGACCAGGTATCATTGGTGGTTTGTTTGGAAATTTCCAATCTGTAAACGATGCACCAAATTATCCTGCACTACTTTCTTACAGATGGCCAGAGCAGGGAAATAATGGTGAGGAGAGTCCTGATGGAAGAAATGATGGTGTTCCTAATAAAGTTTTTGGTTTATCGTATTCAGAATCTCCTCCAATTAACCTTAAACCAAGAGAGTTGAGATATACGCCATTGACGCCAGCTTTCCTTGATACAGATAAACACGAGGATGCATACTTTATTGGCGGACCAAATGAACAAAGTATTCCATATGGTGCTGGTGGAAATGAAGTTAATGTTCCAGTGGGAATCAGGAATTACTTTAATGATACTCAACCAGAAAATGACGTTAGCGGCAGAACTTTGTTGAGTCACCCAGCATATGACTTTCTAGCAGATGCACCTGGTACGGATAAAATTTATCCTCATGATCATGGCACATTTGATATTGATTTTGATTCGACCAGATTAAAACCCCAGTCGAGTATTCTTGCTAATGTTAATTTGCCCCCTAGCACAAATCCAGACAATACGCAGAATGAAGGAGCATTATCAATTGAATTCACTACTGCACAACCCAAACTCACCTGTATATACATCATCAGAGCATACTAATGGTAAGGTCTAAATCTACTAACTATACAAGAAATAAGTCTTTGTTTGGTGGTGTTCCTGGCACTATCCAAATTCATACGACCCCTGGTATCGGTATCAACAATGATCCTAATACGGCAAAATTCAAGGATGATTTGCCTGGTGGATTCTTAAAGTGTGATGGGTCAGTACATAATGCAAAAGATTATTATTTGTTAGCACAGATTCTCGGTGTTGGTGAAGAGTGTAGATTCAAGAAAGAGAAAACTACTTTAAGAGACCCAAATCCAGAGATAGATGATCTTGGTAGTTTTCAGTTGCCCGATCTAGGATCTAAAGTTATTATTCCTAGTGGTGGTAGTGGAGATTATACTAATGTCTTCATGGAAAATAAACCCAGCACAACAAAGGTTGGTGTAGAGTGTCAGGCAGTCCTTGAAGGTCAGGAGAATAGAATCTTTGTCAATTATACTTCTGGTTCTTCTACCAACAATGGTATCGTTAGTTGGAGTGGATACAATGGATCTGTAGGTGGTGGTGGTGCTATTACAGGATTCTTAATGCGTCAAGTAACACAGGTGGATGGTTCTGGATTAACTGTAAATACATGGGCAGGTTCTGAATTTGGTGATTATGGTTATAGAAATGCTCCTGGGAACAATCCCAACTGGTGGAATAATCCCAATGAAAATATCACAGGAGACTTCAGAATCAGGAGAAACAACAGCGGTAATACAGATCGATTAACCGATGGTGTTGGTTGTGTCATGAATGTCACCATCGAACCAAACCAAAAACCAAATGGTGAATTCAATAGGTCGAAAGTTAGACTTAATGCATATGTCAATGGTCAGAGAGGATCTGGATATAAAGTAGATGACGAGTGTTCAGTTGTCGAGTGGGATGAACTGGCAGGAACAGGTAATAGAATTTTTAAAGTTACATCAGTTTCTGCACCTCTTGGAGCTGAAGGATTTCAAACAGGAACTACTGATCAGTGGTTCTATAATAATGCTGGTTCTGACTTTTGGGACGATACTGGAAGTCGGTATGATTATTGGGAAGATGATAATGATTATGTAGAAGAAAATTTCCAGATGCAAGGTGGGTCTGGCGCTGGTGCAGTATTCAAGATTCGTATGCAAGGTGATGACGGTGGTAGAACAAAGTGGAAGATTCTTGCCATCATCAACCCTGGTGAAGGATATGTTACTGGTGATAAACTATCCTGGAACTTCAATACACCATGGCGCATTGAAAATGGACACAATGGAAATATCTCACTCGAAGATGATAATGGTGATGGCGTAGTCAGAGTAGATGGCACTAGTGCCGTTTCATTGCAAGCTGGTATGGAAGTGGAAGGATCATCTTCAGACATTAGCTTCAATGGAAACTTGAGATATAACATGATCAGAGAGACTGAAGGTTACATCTTGACCATTGATGAGTTTCAGGCACACTCTCACCGTGTTGATGTCAATGTATTGAATTATACTGGAAACTATGACACTGATGGTCAGGGTATGACAGGAAGTCAGCAGAATTCTTTTTCTGCCAACTCTGATGGATTTAATGGCATGGATGAAACAACCCTCAATATTCCTAATGGAGAACCAAACCACTTACATAGACTTCAGAGACCAACGGCGTACAACCAAAACTTTGTTTATAACTATTCCCCATTTAATATTCCTACTGACAACATGCAATCATACATTGACGTTGATATTGAAAGAGTTGATGTATTGAACCAGGTTGTTACTCCATTCATTATGGTTCATTACATCATCAAGTTCTAATCGGGAAGTAGAAAATGGGATGGACGTGCCGACTTTACACATCATCTACCAATCATTATGTCAGCAGTGATGTAAAATATATCTGCTACATGGCAGTTGGTGGGGGCGGTGGTGGCGCTCGCCCTAGTGCAGGTTACGGTAGACCAGCACAAGGTGGTGGATATAGTTGTGCTCCTGGCACGATAGGATATGGTGGAAACCCAGGAAATCTAAATTCTGGTGGATCTGGTGGTTATGGAAATTATTCTTATGGTCAGACTGGTTACGTCAACTATTCTAATGGTGAATATGCTCGTGCTAACTCTGGATATGGACCATATGGATATGGTGGTGCTGGTCAGTGGAGATCACCTAGCTTCACTGGTGGTGGCGGCGGAGGCGGCGCTAGTCGCTGTTGTCGTCCGCGTGGCAACAGTGGCGCTGTACCTGGTAACTCATACTATGTACGTGTTGGCAACGGTGGTCAACAGGGTGGTAATGGTTACAGAAGATTTGGTAGACATGGTGCTGTATATGTTTGGCAGCAGAATTATGAACAACCTTCATTAAGTATATCACTCTCTCCTACTGCTATCATTGAAGGACAAACTGCAACTGTTTCGTGGTCTGCTGGTGGAGATGTAGAAGGGGTTCGTAGTGCTGCACTGGGACAAAACCTTGCCACATCAGGATCTTCAGTGGTGGGTCCTAGCAGTAACACTAGGTACACAATTACTGCATATAATGCTGTGTATACAAGAGAACGTTTTATTGATCTTACTGTATATCGAATACCAACTGCTACATTAACAGCGACACCTTCGACCATTGTTGTGGGTCAATCTGCATCTCTAGATTGGACTTCTTCAGATGCTAGTAATGCTGCTATTAACCAGGGTATTGGTGCTGTAAATTTAACTGGATCAAGAACTGTCTCTCCTACTACAGATATAACATATACAATTTCAGTTACTGGTGCTGGTGGTAGTGGTAGTGACACCGCTACTATCACTGTGTTGACAATACCTACGTTAAACATAGTAGTTCCATCCAGTGTAAATTATGGGGATGATATAACAATCGAGGTTAGTGGTACAAACACAGATCCTTCTGGAACTGGTGTTACTCTCGTGACAGTACAGACTGATGAATATGAGGGACCTGGTTCTACAATGTCTCCCATTGCTATACCAAACACTACAGGAAATTCTTATAGTGCCATGTATACTATTCCTGGAACTAGTCTTCCTTATGATACCGTAGGACCAACAGCGTTGGAACTACAATTTACTGCTGATGGGTATGGATCTCTAATTGTGCAGGAAACCAAGAATGTCGATATTGTTATTGATATGACTCCTGATGCTATTGACATTCCATCATCAGAGGATAAGTTCCTTGGTGAAGAACCTGTTATTACTCCTGATGTACAGGTCACATCTGAAAATATTGTAATCAATGATATAGATATACCAGTGGAAATTAAATCAAACGAACCTATTCAGGTCGAAATTGATAATAGTGATAACTGGATGAACGTAAGACAGATAACGTAATGCCAACATTCTCTAATAATTCCTGGGGTACGTTTAGTTACACAGTCCCTGCAGGAGCAACAAATGTCAATTTTAGTTTCGCAGGCGCAGGTGGTGGCGGATCTAAACCTGTTGGTGGTGAGTGGTACATTGAAAATGGTGCTTCAGGTAGAGCAGGTAACTTTACTATCAACTCAAGATCTTATGCATACACTCTAACTTTTTATCTTGGAAGAAGAGGATTTGACGGATTCAATAACCGAGGTTCTGGATATGGATCAGGTGGTACTGGTGGTACTTCTCCTATAGCACCAGGTGGTGACGGTCACCGTTCTGGTGGAGGTGGTGGCGGTGCCAGTGCTGTTTATGATAGTGGTGTTAATAGATATGTTGCATGGTGTGCTGGCGGTGGTGGTGCTGGTAGATTTCACCCCGATACTGGTTATTCTAGTCAAGGACTTTATTCTGGCGGTGCTGGTATTGGCGGTGGTGCAACTAGTAATCAAGGTGGAGGACCATCCTGGAGAACAGGCGGCAACGCACCGTTTGGTCACCGTGGAGGTGGCGGCGGTGGATCAACACTTGGTGTATTTGGTGGATCTGCTGGTTCTGCTACTTACAGTGGATTTAGTGGTATTGGTGGCAACTCTGGTTGGTGGGATCAGGGAGACATTGGATGGATTGTTAACAGTGGATATGCAAACATAGGTAATGGATGGATGGTATTGTCATATACTCTCCCCCCACCACAAATCACATACTTCCACTTCAAACAAAATGGAGCAAACTCAACTACTGTTAATTTAATTGAGGGTGAGAATGTTGACATCGAGTGGGCAGTCGATGGCAGTAGAAACATGAGTGGTATCACTCTTACTGATTTTGGTTATATTGCTCCGTCTACAACATCTAATTCGTTTACAGTAACTCCTCAATCTGACCAGCAGGGTGGCAACATAGGAACGAAAACATACACTTTAGAAGTTACTGGTAGTGGTGGAGTTGTATCTTCGTCTATTACTGCAACGATATACGAAATACCAAGTGTAAATTTTACTAGTAATGCACCAGCAAATACTATTACTAGAGGTCAGTCTGTACAATTAAGTTGGACAACAGATGGATATGCATCAACAGCACAGTTATCTCCTAACCTTGGAGCACAGAATTTAAGTGGAAATATAACTCTAGTACCTACAGAAACAACATTATATACTTTTTCTGTTGGTGGTCTTGCTGGAACTGCTTCAGCTGAACTACTTATCACTGTTAATCAACCACCCACTGTAGATTTGATTGGACCATTTACTACAGACTATGGTAATGACATTGTTCTGCAGTATGATTACTCGAATGCTGTTAACACATCAACAGAGACAACTAATGTTGATAATTCTGGTCCAAATATAACTACAACACCTTTGAGTAATGTATCTGTCTCTATTACGAGGTACATTCAACCTGGTTTGAGTGGCACGGAGGGTCATCCTCTTGAATCTTTGAAATATATTGTTGACATTAGTGGTGGTAGCAACCCAACTATGACTGTGGGTATTTCAGACACCCAGATGAGAGCAAGTGGACTCATAGATCCTAATGGATCAATTGCATTGACTTCTGGTTATCCGAAGTTAGTATCAGCAAATCAATATGAAGTTGCTTTTGACATGATTAGTAGTGTAAATTCTTCTCAAAGACAAGCGACATTCGTTAGAAGTTTCTTCTTGACTATCACTGCTGACGGCGGATCTCCTGATGGTGGTGCTTTAGAGATGCAGAAGGATGGTAATGGATATGTTCAAATTGCTACGCTTGGTGGGGGAGACGTTGGTGGCACATACACTGTAACTGCTGATCAATTGTATGATGATTTTGGGGCACGTCAGGTAGATTTTAGATTGACTGTTTATGGTATGGGTTCACTACAGGGAACTGACAGTGCTACAACAACAATTAATATCGATGAATTGCCAGATCAATTGTCTATCCCATCATCTGAAGATAAATTCCTTGATGAAGAACCTGTTATTACACCTGATGTAACACTTACTAGTGAACAACTGTACATTGATGACATAGATATACCAGTAGAAATCAAATCTGATACACCCATTCAGGTTGAGATCGATGATGATGGAACATGGAGAAATATTAGGAGTATCTAATGCCAAGCATCAACATTTCCTGGCAAAGAAGTGCTGGAGATTCAAACTATATTTACGGCATGCCAGGGGGAACTATTGGACCCAATAGTGGTAGTAGATCTGTTAATGTTGGGTTCGGTCAGACATATAACTTAAGTAGCAGCGGTAGTGGTCCTGGAAATACAGCCTTGAGAAGATTGAATAGTCAAACTTTGGGTTTAGATGATAGACAAGGTGCTGGTGCTGACAATGACTACAATGACATGATTGTATATGTCAGTGGTGGTGGTACTTTCACTGGCAACAGTACATTTTCTGGACCACCTGCAACTTATGGTTGTATGGATTCCAATGCTGTGAATTATAACAGCAGTGCTAATGTAAACTCTGGGTGCATATATGCTAATCCAAACCCACAGTTAACTGTTAATGGTTCAACTGCTACTCAAACTATTGTTGAAGGTGATGCTATAACTGTTAGTTGGTCTGCTAATGATTCACAGTACATGTATACTGGATCTATTTCTGGTCAAGGCGCACCAGGATCATTATCATCTTCTCAATATGGAGGTGGTTCTTTCGTTGCTAACCCTACATCAAACACAACATATACTTACAGTGTAAGTTATGCACCACCAACAAGAAATGATTCGTTTAGTATACCTGTTAATGTAAAAGAGATACCAGAGATTATCGCATCATTCCCTAATGGTAGTACAATTTTGCGTGGCAATAGTACAAATCTTGTGTGGTCTACTTCTGGTGATGCTACAACCATGTCTATTTCACCAGGTCTTGGATTGCAGAATTTGAGTGGGACACTTTCACTATCACCCACAGAAACAACAACATATACTCTATATGCATCATCACCAGGATATGGTGGTAGATTACAAGATTCTGTGTCACTACTTCTTACTGTTATTCAACCACCATCAGCATCTCTTACTATCCCATCTACGATTGATTGGGGTGACTCTAGTTTTCAAGCAATACTTGAATTTGATGAGGTCACCTCATATGATTTGACAGTTGAATATACAGACCTAGATGGTGTCATGATCACTCATCCTGCATTTACTGGTGCAGATCCATCACAAACTACAGTTAATTTATTGATTGGTGATGAAACATCTGGTACAATACCTAGATGGAACAACAGGGGATATAGTCAGGGTAAGGTAAAAATGAAAGCATATGGTCTTGGTGGTCAATTTGTGGAGAAAGAATCGATATTTAATATCAACATTGACCAAATGCCAGATGCTATTGACATTCCATCATCAGAGGATAAGTTCCTTGGTGAAGAACCTGTTATCACACCTGACGTGACAGTTACTAGTGAACAAATAGTTATTGATGATGTTGATATTCCAGTAGAAGTTAAAGCTTCTTCACCTATTCAGGTTGAGATTGACGACGGTGGTGTATGGTACAACGTTCGACAAACTTGATAAATACTACAGAAATAGTGACGGTCGTAGGCACTAAATGAGCTTTTCATTCGGATCAAACCCAGTATATGTAGATGAAGGACAAACGATCCGATTAAGGTTCAAAGCTCCTTCAGCATGGAATACAACGCAGACGGTTACGGTTCAGATCGGTGATCAAACCACACTCTGGTATATTGTCACGATACCAGAAGATTTTGCGCCAGATCCATTTGCATTTAGTGACCTTGAAGAGGTAGATAAGAATACTTTATTCACCTGGGCAGATGGTACTAGAGCAGGTGAAGCATCGATTGTCATCACTGGTCTAACCACAAATACAGAAGCTTCTGTTAATATCTACTCCAGTTTTTACAGTTCTAGTGTTGATGATTTTGCAGTAAGAGTCCAGCGAGTAAGTCAGGGCGAGACTGTTTATGGTGCTTGGACTATCCCTACACTATCAAATGCGATAGTTGTAAGTAATACTGACAAACTACAAGTTAGATTAAGATCTAGTCAGTCAGAAGGATCGCAAACATATCTGTCTCTTGCTGTTGGTGCGAGAACAGAAAGATGGAATATCACTACGTTTGTTAGACCACCTAACGTACCAGAACCATTCCCTAATTTCACTGATATTATTAATCAACCATTTGATACTAGGGTATACAGTGAGATCTTGAGGGTAACTGGACTGAATGCTCCTGCTCTTGTGGTCACTAGTGGTAATGCTTTAGCTGGTGTTTCTGATAACAATGATTTTATTACGGATGATAATAATTTTGATGTCCTGGCAGAAAATGGATCAGCAGTTACATTCAACAATGCGACTACGACAACTGTAACCATTACTAATGGACAGTATCTACAACTAGCATATAATACTGGTACAAATGCTAACGTCAGTGTTGAAAATCTTCTCTCAATTGGTGAGGGTATTAATCTATCCAGTTGGAATGTCACCACTGGTAACTTCCCATCAACAACACCAGGAGCGTTTAGTTTCCCTGATGTAGCTAATCAACCAGTTGATACACAAATTGAATCTGCGATTGCACCTGTTAATGGTATTACTGGTCTTGGTGCTGGTACAACAGTACAAGCAACACTTGTTTCTACTAATCCTGGTAGCAACTATTTGACATCTCGTGTTAGAGTACATAGAGCAGATGGTAGTGTTACTTCAAAGGCTACCTTCCCTGTTGATGTACAGAATGGTGACAAATTACAGATTTATACCCAATCATCCCCAAATAATAATGCTACTACAGGCATGATTATTAAGGTGGGAACTAGAACTATTTCTAGTTGGGATATCACTACAGAACTGGGTGCAGATACAGATGCAAACTATACAACACCATCGAATCTGACTGGTCAACCTACAGGTAAGTCTGTTGCTAGTGCTACTGTTATTGTCACTGGCATCAACAGACCTATTCAGATTGATGCTTCTGGTTATGGTAAGATCTCTATTGACTTCGCTGCACCAGTCGAGGGACCAGTGACATTTGATCCAGATGTAAATACAGGATTCAGAGTATTTTTAGTCACTGGAACAACTCTCAACAATGTAATAACTACTAATGTTACTGTTGGTACTGGTAGCGGTAACACATTTGCGTGGTCTGCAACCACCTGGGCATCAGAACCAGCAGCACCAGAATTGAGAGGCACCTGGTATGCCAAGAAAAACGCAAAAGTTTATTACGATGCTTCCAATTCTGCCAATGTTGTGGTAGAATCAAAGGACGATGGAATGGCAATCGGAACAGTTCTTACTATTCTGAAACAATCCCTCGGTCCTGGTAGAAATACCTCTCCTGCAGCATGGGTAAGTGATACATATGGTGATCTTTCGGGTGGTCGTGACTCTCGTTATCCTGGGTATTTGGCTTGCGATGGTGAATCATATAACGTCGCAGACTATCTCGATCTCTTTCTCGTAATTGGTAATCAATATGGGGGTACTGGTAATTGGGATGAAACCACAAATACAGCGACTGGTAACTTCAAAGTTCCTGATTATAGGAACAGAAAACTAGCAGGAACTGGTAGAGTTGATGGTAACGCAGGTTCATCTGCGTTCTTGCCATCACCTAGTACATTTGAACCAGGAAATATTGGTGGATGGTGGTACATTGACAATGTTGATGTTACTACTGGAGACCCAACTGGTACTGGTCAACAAAGCACACCATTCCAGCAATGGATTGGTAGTGGTGATACATCTGATGAAAGTATATTCTTTGATATTGGCACTGTTAAAACTGTCTTCAATGAACCAATTCAAGAAGACGTTGACTTCACTGTAACTGGTAACGTTAATGCTATCATTGGTCCTCTATTGGATGCTAGAGTAAATACGCCTGCACACTCACACTTTGTTGTTTCTGCACAAACAGGTCCTTCTCAAGATCCATTAATTCCTTGGAACGCTCGTATCTTGGGATGGCAAATTCGCATCGATGATGATGAGATGTTAGGTCTGGGACAAGGTGCTTGGATTGATGCTGATTTAGGTGACGAATACTGGCAAGATAGAGGTGATCCAGCGGACTTTGCTCAAAGGTGGAAAGGGAAGATTGACGATTATGCTGGTGGTGAATTCTCGGCAACAATGTCAAGATTCTTCCGAGGCAATACTGGGGAAACATTTGAAGAATTCCTAGAAAGAATTGCACCTAGTCTCCCTGATGCTGCCAACAACACTTTTAGTGGATCCGCTGCATGGGCAAAAGACTGGAGTATGTCTGTATGGTGGCCTCACCATGTAGAAAATGGTGTTAGGGATAGATTGCAACTAGTTGGTAGCTCCGAGTGGACGGGTTCTACTTATCCGTTCAATAACTTGGTTAACCAAGCGCCCGCGTCAGCTCCTGCTGCAGCAGTGGGAGCAGGGCCAGGTCAATCAGTTGCTGGTGGTGTTCTCGCTGGTGCTGTTATTGATGTTGATGAATCACAAGCCAGAGTTGAATCTTACACCCCTCAAATTATGTTAGAAGATCTTGATGCTTCTGTAGAGACTCACAGTCACTTCTTGACAACACAAGCTGTTACTGATATCAATACTGATTTCTCTTATGGTAACGTTTCTGGTGTTGGTAGTGCTAGAAGAGGACTGGGCAATGCTGGTACTACTATCAACATTGGATTCACACAATCAGATGTAGATGTAGCACTAAATAGTGGTACGTTCACTTTGAATGAATCGTTTAAGAAACCTATTCCAAACGTCACATTCAAACCGAACAAAAAAGTTCCACTAGTCGAAAACTTCCACAAAGTTAAGTATATTATCAAAGCATATTAATTATGGGATTAGCACCGTATCGTCCTCTTGAGTTGATGAGGAATAAGGCAGCGACGAGATCTGACTTTCAAGATTTCATTGGTGTCTGGGAAGGATTTGTACCCAAACCTTTCTGTGAAGAAATGATTAAGTATGGAAATGATGTTCTGGATGAAAATACTGCTGCATTAGCAGTAGGTACTCCACAAAGTTTGTATGGCGTTTCCGATGGTGGATCGCAGTACAAAGGCAAGGGCAACAGACATGATGCATCATTTATGGTGAACTATCATGCTTCTGATAGATCAGCACAGATCAATCAATTCCTGAAGTCATGTATGATGCATTACATGGATGAGTTTGACCAGTTGAAAGGAATGACAATGGTATCTACTGATATCAAATTTCAAAGAACACCATCTGGTGGTGGTTATCACCTGTGGCATTATGAAAATGCATCACACGAATACTCTCAACGTGAAGTTACGTGGATGATCTACTTGAATGATATTGAAGAGGGTGGAGAGACCGAGTTCAGATTCCAGAAAAGAAGAATTAGACCAACCCAAGGAACAGTTGTATTATTCCCAGCATGCATGACTCATGTCCATAAGGGCAACATGGTTATGGGCGAAGACAATAAATACATTGTAACTGGATGGTATATTAAAACCCCATCGCCACTCACCCATTAATACCCATGGCAGAAGAAAAATTCGTAAGAAGAGCAATCTACGAAATGGATTTCATCTCCAACTTCGTTGTAGAGACTGGTATTAATGTTACCAACAAACTTACGGGACAAGTGGGTGCTCCCTCTTACAAACTCAAACCAGATCTGGTAGAGAGATTCAAGACGGAAGTTCTTGGTGAGAAGTGGCATACTGAAACTGACACTATCGAGTACGTCGTCCTCTATAATGATGGTACAGCAAATGTACAGAGAAGAAAGCAGAAGTATAACTTCACCACAAAAGAGAGTTACTTCCAATCTTATGTGTTTAAAGCATTCACAGTAGATGATGTTGTCGAGCTAAAGAATAATCTTGAGGCATTCCTAGAGGCACAACGAATTGTTAATCAATTCCAGATTAATGATAAGATTACTTCCATCTCTCAAGAGCATGCTTTCTGGGATTCTACTCTATCAAAGAGAATCGCTGAAAAGCAAAACATGCTAAATGCAACTGATTGGCGTGTATTGCCTGATGTCACTGACAACTATCCTGGAGAGAAAGACAACTGGATCAAATGGAGAGCAAACGTTAGAAACTCTGGTAAAGAATACTTTTCTTGGGATTCTATTCAAGCAATGGGTATGGAAAACTTTGACATTGAGTGGTTTAAGGGTATTGATGAAATCAAGTGGCCAATGGATCCAAAGATGTTCGCCACGCAGTTTCCAGATAGAGTCAACGATGATAAGAGTTTGACTGGATATCTAGACACAGATGATTGCTTTGTGAAGAGAGACACTGATGCATCAACAGACTTGATCTTGAGTAGAATCACTAATATCAGTGAACTATCTGCTAAATGGAATAAGTCACGACGTGTTGTTGCTGATCTGACCAAAGAAATCATGCAGATGATGAGATGTGAGGAGTTTGTTGAAAACGGTATCGATTACACTACATTATACACACAGGAAGAGATAGATGCTTTGGGAGAAGAGTGACATTATACCTAATGAAATCATTGATTACATTGGTAAAGATTGGAGTGAAGAGTGGTTCCACAGTGGAAACAATACTAACCCAGAAAAGATAAAAAAGAATATGCAGATGGACGAGAACAATATCTGGTTAAACTATTGTTCTGCGGTAAAACCATATATCATGAAAAGTAAAATCCTGAACAATATATTTCTCGCCACTAAACACTCTGTGCCTCTATTCTCTTGGTATAAAGAGGGAGATGAGTATGGATACCACAATGATAACTATCCTATCAGGAAGTTATATCCGAACTTAAACTATACTGTCTATCTTAATGATGACTTTGAAGGTGGTGAGTTGATTATCAAGGTAGGAAATGTTGAGGTGGTTACTAAACCAGAGAAGGGTAAGTTTATTATCTACGACTCCAACTTACAGCATAGAGTTGCACCTGTCACAAAAGGTGAGCGTAAAGTTATGCTAGGGTGGATGGAGACAGAGATCAAAGATAGTTTTCATCGCAATTTTTGTATTGATTATTCTCTGACGTGTAATGATATCTTGAGAGATCTGTGCCCACTTTATGATAATAACGAGGAAGATCTAGAGTTTATCGCAATTGGAAAAAGACTGAATAATTTTAGATATCAAATGTTACGTGAGTATGGACGATCTGATTAAGTATGAAGACTGGTTGACTCCTGAAGAGAATGATATCCTACAACCAAAGATAGTCAACTGGAACTATGGATCTGGGTCACTCAATGATCAGGATCCTCGTAGGATGTACATGACTCCATTTTGGTATATTGACTTCAGCAAGGATCCATTCTTCTACGACTATCTTCTAAATAAGATAAGACAAACTGTAGGAGATGACTCTTTAAAACTAGAACGTGTGTATGCCAATGGTGCCACATATGGTCAACCTGGAACCCTCCATCAAGACTCATATGAGGAGAATGGCAGAACATTTCTATTCTATGCTAACATGAAGTGGAATGAAAACTGGAGTGGTGGTACACAATTCTATGATGGTGATGGGATGCTAACTGTTGTCTTCCCAAGACCTAACAGAGCAGTGTATTTCCCTGGTTCTGTATACCACTCATCAACAGAAGTAAATAGAGCGTACAAAGGTTTGAGAGTCACAATCGCATGGAAATTATCTAAATGATTAACCAGAACTATCAAATTTATGATCTCTCTACCAGTATTGGTAGGCATGTTGCCCTGCGTGGTGTACCTATGATCTACATCAGAGCATATGGTTGGAACAATACTGACGATGTAGCAAAGATCAATGAGTCTAGAGAGATTTACAAAGGCATTCTGCCATTGGATCTGTGGACTCAAATGGATCTGTCTGAATATAATCTAATTGAGTTAGAGTCATTGGATGGTGTTGTAGACTTCTTGGAGGATAGTTTCCCAGAGTCTCAAGCAACGTGTACTGAACCATCACAATATATTTTCTATGCATTATACAATGAGCTAGGACAAATTATCGAATCAAACGAATGATATTTTCTGATCGCTACACTGAAGTAGAGAAGTATAGTATCTTCCGTCAAGAACATATCTGTTCTTCTGCAACCATGCCGTGGTTGTATACTGGTTTGGTGCAAGAGAGATATGAACCAGAATTGTCTAGTCCTGTCAAGGAAAGACTCAATGCTGCTCTGGACTTTACTCCTTTCCTGAAAGAATATCACGAACCTGCTAGAAATGAGTTGAAGAAACTCACTGTTGATTACAATGGTGACACACATCTTGGATACACTAGTAGGTTTATAAGACCTGTAGGAGACTTGGGGTTAAACTATTTCAACAGCAGCATAAAGTATTTCAAAGAGCAAACCAGATCTACTCATCTAATCAAACAATATAATGAGATGTATGAGAGTATTGGTAGTTCTGCCGCTGATTTGCGTCCCACATTTGTAGGATTTAAGCACGATGTTGAGGGTGTACCTACTCATCTTGGTATTCATTGTACTTCATTACTAGATCTATCAGCACATGGAGATGCTGTTAAGATGGAATCATACTTGTTTGGATTGAAGAATTGGTCTAAACCTGATTATTTCTTTGGAGAAGAAAGTCTAAACATTGTGATTGGATGTGCATATACAGAGTGGGTCAGCGAATTTAGAGGTAGATTTAATCCATTCACAATCAAAACTAGAATTGATAAGAAGATCCACGTTGGTTATGATCAGGTCTCGGACAAACATATTGAGGCACTGATCCGCGCAGAGTTATTGACTGTAGATCAAGCAAAGTACGTGTACTCATTGCTGCCAGGAATGGATGATGAGACTACACCACTTGTAAGAGGTGAAGATATATTTGGCAACCAGAGATATCTTCATCCTTGGCAGTATATGTTAGACTTTGAGTATATCTACAAGGATGGTACTCTCGATGACATTATTGTGTACAGATTCAAGTATAAAGAGTTCAAGGAGATCGAGGTTCTGAATCCAGACGTTGCGGCTGCCACATAGGGTTGACAGGACTGGCAGCATGGTGTATGATTAATCAGTTGATCACCACCTACATAATGCAAGGTTCATTGCCCGACCGTTCTGCGCTCAACATCCATGATGCTGCATGCCTCGCTCCTTTCTTTCGTGCTCAAGCACCTCACAGTGCCATTCCAACACGTCAGGAACTACGTGCCCGTGGTTTGCAGTCTAAAAAGCGTGAGGACTCTCTCAAGAACGTCTGTGACACTTATAATGCTGTCTACCCTGGTAGTCTTGACTTCAGTGTAATCGAGCAGTCACGCAAGCGTAAAGCAGAAGAGGCAAAAGCAGAGAAGGAGGCAGCATGTACGAAGAGCTAAACTCATTTGAGGAAGCACTCAAACACTTTGGTACAAGAGTTGAATACACTATTGCCATGGAAATGTCAAGACGTATCACTCCTGAAGATGCTTATCAAATGATCAAGGATGAACTCAAAGAAGTAAAAAAGTGTCGTAAACTATTTAATAAGGAGCAATGCTAATGTCACAACCACGCCAACGCGATCCTAACGATCCACTCTATGATCCTAATGATAAGTGGAATGAATACAAGGTAGATCTACACTGTAACGAGACACATTCTCCCGATGAGTGGGATCCAAAGACAGAAGGTAAGATTGCTGATCCCTCAACACGTCATCAAGACAAAGTATTAGATAAGTTCTGTGATGATCACCCTGGTTCCCCTATGTGTAAGGTATTCGACGAATGAACGACGATAAACAAAGAAAACGTATTGATGCATTTCATCTATTCTATGAGTCTGTATTAAAACCAGACCATGTATTGCGACAGGCAGCACATGAGCAACTATGCTACAATGAGTTGATGGAATGGCGTGGTGATATTATTAGGTATCTCGATGAGCGACGAAACACCGAAATCTGAAATAGAAAATCCTACAGTGCCACTAGTCTTGAGTCTAGTGGCATGTTTTTTGTTTGTGATTAGTATTATTATCGCTGGATATATTCATGGTAACATGCATATTGAAGCAGTATATCAATCTCTCAATAAATGAACTTTGAATCGCTATATACCAAAGTTTAATAGAACTTGCTATGACAAAGCATGACTTGTTAATTGACTCTATCAACATCAAACTGCATGAGGTGTTTAATATGGGTCGTACACTAGATGATAGTGACTGGGATGATGATGCAGCATCACAAATCTCTCAACATATTTTAGATATTGTTGATGAGTATCAACAACAAAGGAGAACAAATAGTTATGGACAATGGCGAGCATCTGACTGAACAACAGAAGAATGATCTGTCTGTATGTAAGGAGAGAGGACTACCTGATCACGCAGAACTGATCGATGATGTATTCTACATCTGGGAGACTAGGTTTGGTTTGTTCTCTACGATGACTAAACAAGGACGTGCAATGCTCACTGGTGCGACTAGAGATGGTGTGATCACGATGACACATTGGCACCTCAAGTGTGAACAAGATGGTACACTAGAGAAATATACAAGAGTAGTTGGTTCCGCTATTGTTGGTGGTAAGTTATGATAAATGAGAAGTTGGTGTATCATGTACCTGTATTCTCAACTCCATTATTATTCAGTAGATTCAAGAAACACGGTACACACGAGTTTCCTGACATTCCTAAAACCGATAGAAAACCAAAAGGATGGATTCTACCAGTCAATACATCATTCCCTGGACAGGTAGAAGAGAATGTCAATGATCCTTACATGTCAATGGAGTTGCTTGCTTCGGTACACAATGACATACTAGCACATTGTAAAGAGATGATGGTTGCAATCGATGCACCACCAGATATATCATTGACACAATTCTGGTATAATGCATACTATGAAGGGCAGGGACAAGAGATACACAATCACCTGTCACCTTACAACATCAATCCATTTTGGTCTGGTATTTACTTCGCAAAGAATTGCTGTCGTGGACAGTTACAGTTCACAAACATGGAACGTGGGATGAGAACACAACCACCATGGCCACATCAGGACTCTAAAATCAAGGGATACTATCAAGATTCATTCATGGTGGGTGCAGAAGATGGAAACATTGTGTTATTCCCACCATTTCTCAATCACCATGTTAAAGTGGGTATTGAAAACAGACACAAGATGAGACTGACATTCAGTTTCAACATCCGTATCAACAGGGAGGCATACCTGGGCGATGAACATCTTCGTAACGAGCAAGTATCCAGCTGAATGTGCTACTTGCCTACCTGACAAACATATTGTCAAGATGCCACTAGAGTGCTGTCAAATGCTCTCTATTGTTGCATCAGATTGGTATCATAGTTATGGTACACTACCAAAGATGGATGGCACACCATATAAAACTGCCAAGGGTGCTTTTCGTAATCATCCATGCACAGTGTGGGCAGCAGAGTCTATTCACAACTCGTGGTGGTTGATACAATGGGGCATTAGTTTGTGTGGTGAGTATACACTACGCTTCAATAAGCAACATTCATGCTATAATACATTGTCTCATGCATATTATATGTTCCCACAGGGCAGTATTGATACTGTCACACCATTTGTGAGAGCAATGCCTGATGTCTACAAGCATAACACTAGCATAGATACATTCACAGCATACAAGTGGTACATAGCATCCAAACCATGGGTGCGTGATAACTACAGACGTATACCAGAACGCAAACCAAATTGGATTTAACAATGGCATTATCAAAATCAGTAGAAGAATCAATTGACGAGGCGAGTGCATCATTGCGTAATGCATTAGCATTCGCTGCGCGACAAGAACGTCCCATGGTCTGTAATGCTATCAGTGAGATTATTGTCAAACTTGAATCACTTAAAGATATTGACAGTCTGATGGATAAACTAGAGAACAGACAACCTGGTGATCGTGGTACATGGGGACCGATGTTTGAATGAACTTCATAGGATTAAGACTCTGTGAGCATGACACTAACATCACATACACAGATGGTGTTAAGGTCAGATATTATAAGTCAGAGCGTGATTTACAATCTAAACACCATGGTCACAACAGTCTTAATCTGTGGACTAGTGTATTAAAGCGATGGGGTGTCACCAAGGTGGACGCTATCGCTATTGTCATGGATACACATAAGCATCCATTCATCAAGACTGATTGTAGCAAACTATTTGAGATTCTTGATGTCCCTATGTTTAAAGACATGGGATTTGATTGTCCTGTGTTTCGTGTAGATCATCACTATGCACACATATTGAGTTACTTCATGCTTGGTGACAAGTATGATTATGGATTTGTATTTGATGGATATGGTGATAATGAGAACTCACATACTATCATGCATGGTGGTGAGAAACTAGTACAATATAATCTAGATGAGATGCCTAGTTTCGGTCAGATCCTAGGAAATCTTGGTGGTAAGATGGGCATGGAGGGTCATGTGCTCGACCGTGCAGGTAAGATCATGGCAAAAAAGGAATATGGATCTACCTCTAATCATTTACTACGCAAAGTGAAACTCAAGCAGAAGAGAATGAGTTTACATTTCCTTGATTATCTGTGGACATTTGATATGGACACTGATGCAGATATCAATCAAGGGATATACTTTGCTCACGAAATCACCGAAGATTTGTATGTGAAACACTTTACAAAGTATTGCGAAAAGAGTGATGTCGTATACTATTCTGGTGGTATTGCACAAAATACTATTATCAACACCAAATTGAGAAATGAATTTCCTAATCTGGTTATCGGACCCCACTGTGCAGACGACGGTTTATCTCTTGGTGCTGTAGAATTCTTGAGACAACACTATGAAGGCGAACCATTTGATGTAAGTGGATTTCCATATTGGCAAGATGATGAAGCACCTGAAGATCAACCATCTACACAGACAATCAAACAAACTGCCGAGAGATTAGCACGAGGTGAAATTGTTGGGTGGTATCAAGGACATGGTGAGATTGGACCTAGAGCATTAGGTCATCGTAGTATTCTCATGAATCCATTGATACGTGATGGTAAGGACATTATTAACACCAGAGTGAAACATCGCGAACCATACAGACCATTCGGTGCATCTATACTAGCAGATGCTACTGGGTCATTCTTTGAGGATGATAGACTATCACCATACATGTTATATCTGTATAAGATTAAGCATAGTGGGTTTGATTCTATCACACATATTGATGGTACGTGCAGACTACAGACAGTTACTGATGGTGTCTTTGGTGAGTTGTTAGAAGAGTTTGGTAAACTAACTGGTGTACCAATGCTACTCAACACATCACTGAACAATGGCGGCAAACCTATCTGTGGTAGTATCAATGATGCCATTGAATTATATTATAGATCCGATATGAATACGTTGGTAGCAGGCAATCGCATACTAAACAAATGAGTAAGAAAGTATACATAGATCTAGGACCAGAGCTACAAGAAGAATACGAATACTGGATGGAAGCAAAGAAATCGTTATGTGTTCAACGTAGTATTAACTCATTTCTCAATTTTATAGCAGTATATGGTACATTCGACAACCCAAAAGACCCTGACGAAACGTGAAGCAGTGTGGATCTGCCGCAGGATGATTAAGATATGGCATAAAGAACTGCGGGGAGATGCGCCAGGTAAGCAATTATACTGGCGTTATTTCCTTGACACGATGCGTGAATGTGGTAGAATAACTGACGAAGACTACGCAACATGGCAATGTCCGTTCAAGTAACACTCACAAAAGCAGAACTGAATATCATCTGGAGCGCACTGAATCACCTGACACGGGGACAAGAGAGCGTGATCACGACAAAGTATGGTAGTGTGTCCAAACTTGCGAATAAAGTTAACGGTATCCTGTCTACAGGACATCAGCGAAAAGATCTAGACCTGTTGTGACACCTTACAAACCTCCACATGTACGGTCGCCACGCACCCGATGCGCCTTACAATATGCAGGTACACAACACCAGGCACCTGATGAAAAAGTACGAACTCACCATTCAATCGAACAGTGGAACATTTCTTCAGCGACACATCGTTTCTCGACAAACTGCACAAACTGTCTGCGATTTCGTCAAATACAATGGATACGGAAACTACGCCGATGTCAAACTCATTGTCGCAGAATGTTGCTACGACTCTTGATGAAGCATTCATTATGGCACTTGAAGAGAGGGCAGCAGCCCTTGAGGTTACAGTAGATTATTACATGGAAGAGTTTTTTGTGTAAATGACAACATTATGTTGACACTGCTATTTCCCTGTAGTATACATATGATTGTCTAACGCACGATTCCACCCATGACTGAAATCGAACAATCCATGGTAGATGAGATGAAGGAACTTATCAAGGATCAAAACGAAAAGATTCGAGATCAAGATACCTACATCAAAGAACTCCAACAGGAGATGTCTGACATGGTTAACAAGGAGTACGACTGCTGATGTATCCTGTAGGTACAGAAGTTGAGTACGAGGGACACCTTGGTGTAGTAACTTTCAATCACTTCGATGAACAATGCACTATCTGCATTAAAGTCATACCTGATGACTTACCTAGACAAGTATGCCTCGTGGTATACAAACACAACTTTCACAAAATCAAACTCATCAACGGAAATCAACACCGCTAACATCATGGAACAATACAACTTTGACATGGGCAACTTTGAAGGTGACTGGACTGATGATCCAGCAGTGCGGGAGTCTATCCTACGTGAGGCAGCAGAGCAAGTGTTGTGGGACAGTGTTGAAACTGTACCCGATGAACTGCTAGAAGACTTCTGACCCCTATACTAGGTCATGCCACCATCCACATGGGATCTAATGCAAATTGACAACCGACTTGAGCGTATGATCGAGTCCCTTCAGGAGGCGCTAGAACGTGCCGAGGCAGCAACAAGCATGGATTGCCCTGTGGATGCCCAGGGAACACCCTTCCTGGACCCTGTAGACGACTCTCCTGCAGCATCATACCCATATGCTGTTGGTATATTGTCTGCACAGATTGAGATTGCTATGTTTGACCTGATCAACATTCGTAAGCAGATGAAAGAATTGACATGAAACTAGACAGTAAAGCAAGGATTGTAGGCAGTGTTGGAGTCATCACTGCCTATTTTTGTATTCTACATGTGAGTGTGATTGTTGGTGTTGTTATCAACTTGATAGCAGACTTGATTAGCATTCCATACTTTGTTCGCACTAAATCGTGGGACGTGGTGATCATGTTGTCATTCCTGCTCGCGATCAGCATGACCAAGCTGACCACTTCGGGAAGTGTCCACTAATCTGGCACAGCACCCCAAAAGCATGTATATTAAGAGAGTCAAAGCAAGGCACCCCATGCAACTCACCACCAACTACTGCACAGTTGACTTCTTTCCCGAGGCATTCATCGCTGACGAAGGCGTCAAGCGTTTCCAGAAGCGTGTCACCTTCGTCAATGGTGTGAAGTCTTACAGCACCGTCACCATGCTCACAGCACGTAATGAGTGGGCATCACGTATCGCTGGTGGTGCCGAGGTCACTGGTTACAACACCGACAAAATGCCTCGCTCCGAGTATATGCCAATGGCAGTATGATTCGAGGGTAAAACAGTAAGAGGCAACGACAAACAGTTGCCCACCCTCACTCTTTCTTTCTTCATCATGCTCAAAGCAACTATCATCAAGACCATTCAATCCTGCTGCAAGGGTACTGCACTGACCAAAGCAGAAAAGTTTCAAGTCTTCTGTCATGTATGTGATAACATGCTTGCAGAGGGTCACATCACCAAAATCCAACACGAACGCTACACTAACGTATTCTGATGAATCACATTAACAAGTCAACAAACGTTGTCATTCTAGAATCAACACCATCACGCACAACACGGCAATGGAAACGAGAGCAAAAGAAAACAAAGAGTTCGTCAACTTTCTCTTTGATAAACTCTTTGAGCACACAGACACAGACATGATTGATCTGCATGATGATGATTCATGCTGTGATCACCTTGAATTTGAACAACTTGTATTAATCCCATGAACGACACTGAATGGAGAACACACTGCAAAGGATTACTATCTGATGTCATTGCAGAGTATTTGAATGCTGATAAGATGACACCAAATGATTTGATTGGTGACATCAAGGAAGAGGTAGATTCATGGATGGAGTATCACAAAGGACAATACGTCAAAGCATCTAGTATCTACGACAAACTTCAACAACAACAATTCTGATGACTGTTCCTGTTTCAACTTGGGCATCATACCTACACTGGCTCGATGACTGTCAGAATGGTAGTGAGCTGCTGCTGGTGTTGTCCATCATCAACTGACCAGTGCTCGAACTGTCCACTGAACTCACACAGGGCATGCCAATGCCTTATACTATGTTCATCAGCAAGGGAGACACCCCATGACCACCACCATCGTCAAGCACTCCTACTACAAGATCGAGATTGACTTTGATGAGACCCCCCAGCACCCTATCGTGTACTTCCGCAAGTGTGGCAAGTGTACCACTGCCAAGGGCATGGATCGTCAGCACAATCGTATGGTGAACGAGGCATGTGATGCATGGCGTCAGTACAACTTCCGTCGTCTCACCGTGTCCCGTGTCCCTGCTAGCGAGTATGTGGCAGCATGATCGGTCAATTCTTCTCTCCTGAATCACACGGCTCCTGGACAATGGTTTATCGCATCACAGCTGTCACTCCCGACGAAGGCAAAGTCACCTACGACGTGCTGGATGAGGCACAAGCACGTAAGATACATTCCAATCTGCTGTCTCGTCAACTGAATGGAGACGGTACACAAGGTGTCACAGTGCGTGTTGTCTGACTCCTTCCATGGACTATACTAAACACATCAATCAAACGGACATGACCACTTCCTTCGCTGACTACGTTGCCACACAAGATGCTCGTAACGACATTCAACTCAAAGTGAGAGAGTATTGCCTGATGCTATGTGAAGCATTGGAGCAAGATTTTGTGAAGGATAGTCTGCGACGTGCTAATTTCTTCCTGCAGAATGATCCTACGTATCGTGAACAGCGTATTCAGGACATCAATGAAGGTAAGGACATGTATAAGTTCACCATTGAGAGTGGACGTAAGTATCACAAGATTGTGATGGAGACGAATGGTGGCAGTCGTAGTGTACACTGCTTCGTGAATATGAAGACTGGTGAGTTACACAAGGCAGCATCATTCAAGTCACCAGTGAAAGAACCACGTTTTGATCTTCGTATCATTGTGGAGCGTGAGTGGGTATTTGAGAATGCTGACTGGAGTGGCGGTTATCTCTACAAAAATGCATACTACGAGGGTTGACACCCTGACCAATACATAGTATACTAATCACAGTTCACTCAAGGAGCACAATGGACCACGATCTCATGTATGTTGTCATCAATGGTGAGGCAATCATGATCGAGAATGGAGCATTTGTATCATACCTCGTTGATGAGGATGATGGTACAATCGACTGGACAGCATGTGATAGTGTTGACTGGGAAGATATGCTCCCTGAAGAGTACAAAATGTACAAGGCAGCATATGATTTTCTGCTGACTTACAATTCAACTTACGTGTACACAAAATGAGCATTGTCACTGATCACGTTCTAGAGTTACTAGAACCCATCACCGAAGAACTGAAGGTGAAACCACGTCTGGACATTTCTGATCGAGAGTATCAGTTGTTTTGGCGTTATCATGGTCATTATCCTGCTGAATTTGCTGCTGCCCTTGCCAAATCGCTTCCCACTGGTCACACATTTGTGTCCTACGATCACCTGAAGAATCAACTGGTCACTGATCATGAATAAAGCCACAGCAGAACGACTCTCCAGACAAATGGATATGATCATGGAGAATCGCACACGACGGTTCAAGTTTCTCATTCGTAAAGAGCGTTTAGATGATGCTTTTAGTGTTGCTGATGAGTTCTTTGAGTGGTTATCTCCAGAACATAAGGATGACAATGATCTAATTGTGTATTACAATGCCGACGAACTCGAAACTCTCTACTACCAAAAGAAAATCCAAAGTCTCACAGAAGACCCAGAAGATTACGGATCGGAGGAAGAGCATTACTGAATGGCCAGCACATTCTAAAGCATTCCCATACAGATTAGAATACATCTCACATGGTGACAAGATCGTTGCCATGTTTGAATGTGAAGAACATCTGAACAAACACCTCCAACGCTACGATCTAAACAAGAAGAACTCCCGAGTGGATATCTTCCCTGATCACCAACATAAATTTAAAAAGAACTACAAGAAACCAAAGCGTCAACTCTTCTCCACCATTGAGGACTTCTTCGTATGAAACAAAACATCATCACACGGTCTTACACTGACTCTAAAGGTAATACATGGGAATGGGATGAAACACCTGAAACACGTCAAGCAATCGCTAAACTTCACGCTACCATTCAATCTAATCTCGAAGCACAAGCAGATGACTATGGAGTAGGTAAGTGAATCCATTTAACTTGACATGGGATGAACAACTCCTTCAAACAATGAATGATCTTGGTTGGGAACGTACTGACCTGATTGATGTACAAATTGGTGGTACACAAGTCTCTGGTATTGAACAACCTGAAGGATACAATCAGAAGTGGGCATCACAAAAGGGTGACCGTAAGTACAACTCTGATGCATTTATTGTATTGAAACGACATGAACTATGATGGACCACTCTATGCACCCTGGCACAAAGTTATTCAAGGCAGACCCAATCTAATGCAATTCAACCTAGAAGAACTTAAATACCTACAAGAGGTATTGGAACAGGCAACATCTTACACACAAGCAAGAGGTGAACAAGTCAATCACCCATCAGTATCACATCAACAGATCCTCAACAAAATTAAAGAGAAGATATACAAACTGACATCATGAGCATTTACTCCCTTGACCTAGACACACCACCTGATCTAATTAAATGGATTGAAGAGTCAGTCTCTACAATACCAAAAGAAGAAGCACAGGTGCATGGTATCAAGGACAAGAGTACACAGTTCACAAATAAAGAAGTACGTTCATGTATTACACAAGTATGCAACATGAATGAGTGTTGGATACCTGGGTTCTTTGACTCATACATCCGACGATTCAATCAAGTGTACTATAACTATGACATTGCTCATCTACGTGATTCAGTACAATACATTACCTATGGTGTGGATGATCACTATGATTGGCATATAGATGAAACAACATATCTTAAACCACAGTTCAAAGGTGATAGAAATGTGGTAAGAAAGATTTCATTTTCTTTTCTATGTAATGATGACTATGAAGGAGGAGATCTAGAGTTCTGGAACAAAGAAGATGGTAGTACATACACTGTACCAAAGAAGAGGTCTAGACTCATAGTATTTCCATCAGTAACTCGACATCGTGTCAAACCTGTCACTAGTGGTGTACGTAGATCGATTGTAGGTTGGATGGTAGGACCACCATGGAAATAGTATGAACTACTATACAGTAGAATATGAACAT